CCGTATAATAAAGCCATGCTTGCCCCCTTTAAGGTAGTAAATCTTTAACTCTTAGCAGCGCTCTTGCGTCTAAGACTTGTCCTAATGTTGTATAAAATCTGCATACTATAGCATAATCTGTGCTAGCATTGCCACCAATAAAAGTAGCCCTAACAAAGCCATTCCCAAATCTAGTTTGATTAGCTAGATATCTAGTAGGATCATCTAGCCCGCTAGAATCTAGGCTTGAGATAATCACATAATCAACGCCCTCTTCATCTGCATGCTCGTTATAGTCCTCAATTCTTGCTGCTAGAAATCTATTGAAAATATAGAATACATGAATCCTTTCTTGCTCTGCTTTGATAAAGGTTTGAGCAGGAATTTCTACTGCGTTCTCAGCGTTATTGATTGTAATTAGTCTACTGTGAGGGGCTGACAATAAGATATATCCATTTTTAGGAGTAGTGATAGTAGTTGCTACTGATCGATCCGTTGCTTCGTCAGCATAAGCAAAATAGACATAGGCTAATGATACAGTATTTGCATTTTGGATAGAGTATGCATCAACTTGTAAAGTCAATGTTCTTGTAGCATAAGAAGCGCCTGCTTTTCTACTAAAATTGACAAGATTGCCTTTTGCATCAGTCACAACTATATCATAAAGATCAGATCGTACATTATCCCAAAATCCATCCCAATCTTCAGGAATTCTAACTTCAAAATCAATAACTGCAGGAATACCAGTGCCGCCTGTAGCGTCAATAGTAATTGCTTGTCTGCGTCTATAGTCTTTATTCCACCAAGTCATCTTCTAAACTCCTGTTCTGCTCTGAAAAGGTGTAGTGATTTCGATATATCCGATTCCAATACCCTCAAGCCCATAGCGATCCCCATCTATGGCCGTAAATGAGCATAGCACATCATCAATATAGCCTGATCCCAAAGATAAGAACCTGTCAGCAGTCAAGTTTTTAATCATATCAGAGCATAGATTCATTGCGTTTTTTATCCGTTCTTGCACATCTCCGCCCCCAACAAATACATATACTTCGAATCGAGGAGTCATAGTGTAAGATCCTAAGTGCAAGCCATGCTCAGTAGTAAATTCAAGAAAAGAGCAGCAAGCAAGAGGGATCTGAGTAGGCTGATCAATCAATCCGATTAAGCATAGATCAGTCATATCAATTTCAGAAGCGCCTGCAGTAAAATCTGCAGCTACTTTTCCTTGAATCGCTTGAAGTATTTGATATATTCTTGAATCTGCCATTTATCCCTCAAACAATGCTATCTCTAATAGTTTATTCAGTTTTGGCTTAAGCTCCTCTTGCTCTTTTGCTACTGATCGCCCTAGAAATAATCTAGGCTTAATAAACCTTGTACCGAATTCAATATATTCTGCATAGTTAACATCAGAGCCACCAAAAGCGCCCCCTGCTTGTAGTATTGCAGTAGGCTTGCCATCAATATAAGCAAATCGCCCTGCTATTGATTGTCTTAATCTACCAGTTTGATTTCTGAATCTTGAAAATGCTACTTGCTTCGATCTGCCCTCCATTCTCAGAGCAGAAATTTTGAGCGTTTTTTCAAGTTCATTAAGTAGCCTAGTCTTTGCGCCTTTTAACTGTGGCGAAAGTTCGTTAATTTCCATTTTCAAGCCTCTCAAAGAACCATAGAAGAAGATCGAAAAGAATATAAAATCTGCTTGACCTCTTCAGGCATTGTATTTGCTAAAAATGTTGTATTTGCATTTCTGATGCTTGTGCTCTTTTTGCCTTGATTTGCTTTTGCTCTGTATAAGTGAGATGTGTATACACAGATAGCATGAATCAAGTCTGTATAATCACTATCAAAGCCTGCTGAACAGATAATTCTGTTTGCTCTGTATCCCTCATTAAAGCCTACTGTAGCAACATTATTCTTTAAGATGATTTGAGCCTTTTCTTTATCAAGTGTATATTCATTGCTATGAATTTCTGTATCTGCAGTATATTCTCTATCGAGATCAGAATAAACACTAGTAATTGATATAATAGGCTTAATTGGAATTTGTAGAACTGCCCTATCAAATAGAGCAGGGCTATCTACATAAAGAGTATAAGTAGAAGCGACTAGAGCAAGAGAACCTGAATCATTTACAGGAAAGCCTAGAAATCTTGCAATAATCGCTTCAACTCTTTCAAGCAAATTAGAGAGATCAGTATCTGCAGCAGTGCCTTGAACCTCAGGCAAGTATTCTTTAACATTTGCAACAGATACTAAACTCATAATTTCCCCATATCAACTTAGTAAGATCGGGCTTTTACCAATCGAACACAAACATAACAATCAACATTAACACCAGTTCCAGCTTTTGCCAATTGTACCACTAAAGGCTCATCGTTTAAGATTGCCTTTTCAGTAGCTTCTTGATCAGCCAATTCTGCCTGTGCATATTGAGTTAAAGCGCCCTCTTCTCCAGTCTTAGTAGACCATTGAAACAAGGCAGTGCTTTGATCATTTCCCAATACTTTGATTTCAGCATAGTTGCTACCATTTGCAGCTACTCCTGCTAAATCTACTACTTGAGCAGATTTAACTTCATAGCGCCCTTTGATAGGCAAATAAGTCCCGTCTGTATTTGTGCCTGTACCAGTCAAGCGAGCATGTAATAACAATTCCATTTTAAACTCCTATAGATTAAAGATTGAAGCCAAAAGCAACGTTTTTAGTTGTATCAGCATCCAAAGTGTTAAATGTCATACGCTCTGTAGCAACTAAATGAATAGCGCCTGCTTGAATTTCCTTGTCTTGCTCAACTACGATACCACGTTTAGAGAATACTTTCCAAGAGTTGCGGCTAGCCATTAAGATACCAGTCTTAGAAGTAGTCACATTATCAAACAATCCACTTGCATTCATATCTGCGCTCATAAAGCGAGATACTACAATTGGCATTCCAAAGATAGAAGCAACTTGACCTGACAAAATAGAAGCAGCAGGGCCAAATTTGTCAATAGTCAATACTTCTGCCAATGGCATAATATGAGAGATCAATGCTTCAGGAGATACAATCAAAACACGATCAGAGATTGCCAATTCGCCCATCTTAGAAGCCAAATTCAAGATTTTTGCAGCAGTCAATGTTCCGCTGAAATCCAAAGTAGAAGAGCGATCAAAAGCAGCAGCACGCAAGCCGATAAAGCCACGTCTATGATCAGAAGAGCCGCCTAAGCCGCTAGCACCCCAACGAGAACGAATATTCCAGTTTGCTAAATCATCTTGATGAACTGCAGCATTATCACCATTGATAATACAGTCCTCAATAGAATCTGCAATGTCTTGAGCGATCAATTGTTGCAAAGCAGGAACTAAGGCCACTGCACTATCTTCTACTAAGGCATCATCAATAACAAAGTGAGAAGCAAAGCCTGCAACAGATACTTGCTTTTGAGCAGCTCCGATATTGCTTGCTTGATAAGCAGCAGGCATATCAGAAGTAACTTGACCTTTCAAATAAGGGCGACCACCAGTCACACGAGGAACTAACAAAGTATTATTTTGCATAGGCAATTCTTGAAACAAGCCACGAACTACACGAGGAACTTGATACTCTTGATACAACTCAGCACGAAATTCATCAGGTACAAATTCAGCGCCAAAACCTGATCCGTCATACATAGCTTTTTCAATTCCTGCTTTGATTGATCGGGGGGCTTTTTGCAAGTGACGCTCGATAGACAAATCCAATTTAGGAGTTTCACCACCACGCAATAACAAACGAGCCATGCTTTTTGTAGTGTGCATTTCGATCAAATCTGCATGCCATTGAGAGCAAGCAGTTTCAGAATCTAACAATCCTTTTTCTACTACTTGACGATTTCCGTTTTTTGTAGCTACAACAGTCTTGCCACTTTTCCAACGTACTGAACCATCATCATTGATAAAAGATTTCAATTCATCTTCATTGCCTGATACTGAGATCTCAGTGCGATAAGATGATTCTTGAATCAAGCGTTGCGCCTTTTTCAAATCATCTACTTGCTTTTCAATATTGGCAATTTTACCATCAGTATTTTTTGCTGCATTATCGATCTGAGCGATAATTTCTTTTGCTATTTTATCCATAGATATATCCTCTCTATTGATTATTGTTTTGTTTTTAAATGTTTCAATACTTGAGCAAGCAGATTCTTAACTTCATCCTCTTGATCTTCTTCATTCATATCTTTTTCATCTTCTTTGTATGCTTCTTCTTCTGCAGGCATTTCCTCTTCAGCAGGCATTTCCTCTTCAGGCATTCCCTCAAAAGTGACTCGATAATTTCCATCATCAAGAAATTCCACTTCTAAGATATGCTTGATTTCTTCTTGTACTACTTGACGAATAAAGCCTTTAAGCCCTTTCTGAATGCTTTTTGCCATAGTTGCCTCACTATTTGCAGGAATTGTGACTATTGACACTTCAAGCAATTCTGCTTTTGAAAATAAAGTGCCAAATTTAGAATAGTATTTATGATTCTTATCAAGGCTTGATCTAGGAGTTGCTTCTATTGGATTAAAGCCAACTGATACTGCATTGATAAATCCATCTTTCACTTTTTGCTCAATCTTCTTTGCAAATTCATCAGATTGATCAAATTCTACTTCAATCATCAATTGATTATTCTTTACTTCTACTTTTCCCCTACCGATAGGAAGATCAAGAGAATTGTGATTGAATAAAACTACAGGATTTGCATTGAAGCCTTTTAAATCCCATCCATTCTGATCTATGACATCATTATAGCGATCAGATGCAGAAGTGCTTGCTACAAATCTGAAAGATTTGCTCTTACTGTTTTTCATTCTTTTAATTTTTAAAGTTTGATACATAATAAACCCATATAATACAAATTCTTATATACTTGATACTCGATCAATTGTCTATTTATTTTCTAGTAGTAAATAGTCTATGACACTCTTCAGCAGTGCCATAATACTCAGAGCAGGATTTGATTATTTCTCTAGTATTCGCAATATTGCTTATTTCCTCGCATTCATCTCCTGCAGTTTTCGCATCTATTCCCCTAGTCATCATCCTGCAAAACATTTCCCTGCACAAAAGGCTATTATTTTCCTTGAGATAGTCAGATGAGCAAGGGATACTCAATAAATCTATATCTGTTAGCTGCTTAATGATTTCCTGCTGCTCAAGTGCAATTTGATCTTGTACTACTACAGGGGGGGCTATCTCTTCCTCTTCAGGTTTTGCTTTTTTAAGCAATGCAACTGCACCTGCACCAAGGCCAAAAGAAGCAAGAGAGATTATTAAATAGATTTTCATTTTTTACTCCTTGATTATAGGGGCTATTGTACATCTGCAATTTATATCTAATTCAGGCACTCCAAAAGAAGCAGGGCTTTGAGCCTTGTATCCATCAATCTCAAATTCTTGATTTGCAGGAATAGGTTTTTTATTGCCTAATTTTTGATGATCCTCTCTTACAAGATCATCTTTACTATCAATCCATTCTTTATAGATTTTCACTTGCTCTAATTCTTCGAATTGCTGGTATGATTCTACAGTAGCAAGATTAATTGCTTTTGTGCTTTCCGTTTGAGCAATCATTTGAGATCGAGCAGGTGAAAATGCAGTGCTGCTTTCAATCTGACTTGCTATCTCTCTATTGCTTAATCCCTCTTTGATTCCATTGCTAACAATGTCCTTGATCTTCTTTTCAGTAGTATCAAGTATATTGTTTATCATCTTGCCGATCTCTCTTTTGCTAATTGGCCTTTCACCAAAGATAAAATCAAGGGGCTTTGATCTATTTGTCATTGTGTATAAATCATCAATTGCAGCATTTCCTGTAATCCCCCAAGTTCTTGCCCATAATTCGCCAAGTGACTGCTCAAGATAATTCTGCTCTATTGCCCTACCTAGCAAAGCAGAGTAATCTATTTTCTGTATATAGTTTTTATTCTTTCGCTCGATTGCCTTGATCATAGTATCTAAGCGCTTGACATATCGGAATTTGGCTTGCTCAAGATATGCTTCAGCAGTGCTTTTAAACTCTTTTTCATAGGGGGCTACTTTATCAATAAAGGCTCTCCAATAGGCATCTTTTTGATCTTCTGTTCTGTAGTTTTTCTTTTGTGCTTTTTTGTCAAGCTTTGCTTTTTCCTCATTGATTACTTTCCTCATATGAGATAAGCCCCTAGACCCTACCACAAGCCATTTGATTTGAGCAACTACACCTGCAAGCCTATAATCATCTAAGTGACGAGCTGCCCATGCTTCTCTCAATCTGATTGCTAATTCTTCTGTTTCAGTTTTGGCAATGCTTGAATTACGTTCTGCAATTGGCTTTAATCTTGAGTATTGCAGAGAGCCTAATATATTGCCGCCCT